TGGTACTTCGGCAGGTACATGGAAAATTAATACATCACAATCACCATCTTCAACAATTACAATAGGTTCTATATCAGATTCCACAAATGATGCATTAGTTGGTGACCACTCTTTAATGGTAACTGGTACTGATGCAGTTTCAATCAATTATGAAATAGTAGGTAAGAGATTTAATGGTGATGATTTTGTAATAGATACTACACAAACATTAACTAAAGCAAAAGAGGGAGTAGCCGGTACACCTGCATTTGTAGTACAACTTAGTGCAGATGCTAACGTAATATCATATGCGGCTGATGGTACAACCCCATCGCCAAGTGGTACAATAACGTTAACGGCTGATTCACAAAACTTTACCGATGCATACTTTAAGTTTACGGGAGATGGTTTTAATGATGAAACTACTTACATAGATGGTGATTCGGCTAATCAAGATACATTTAGTTGGACAATTCCATCTACATATTCTGCAACTCCACAAACAATTAGAGTTGGTGTATCTGAGGGAAATCAAAGTGAAGTAGCTAGTGATACTATAACGATAGTTTCTGTTAAACCCGGTTCAGATACTACTCCACAATATATGATTACCCCTACATCAGGTGGTACTCAAATAAAAAATAATAGTGGTAATATTGTATTACAAGTTCAAGAATCATCAGTAAGTGGATTAAGTGATATATCATCTGGTGATATAAAACTTTACAAAGATGATTCATCATTGTTAAACGCATCGATGAGTGGTATTACTGGTGATGAATATAATCCAACAATTGGAGCAGCAGCTATTAATGGTACTCTAATATTAGAGTTAAGAGATTCATCCGATGATAGCGTTTTAGATACAATTGCATTATTAGATGTAACTGATGGTTTAGGTGGAGGTTCATTTATTTCATCAAACTTAAAATCAACTAGAAATCCATCGGATAATTCATTTTTACCAAATGGGTTATCGGCAACTGCATCGTTCTTCGATACATCTGGAACTGAATATACTCAGAGTGTATTAATAACTCCATCGTTTAGTGGTGGTGTAGATTCGATGCAAGTTTCAACACCATTCGGTGATACTACAAATATTACAATTACTGCAGATGATGGAGATGGTACATCAATTCCATTGATTAATACAGCAGTAGTAACAAAAGATACTGTATTAACCGCAGTATTTACTGACCCTGCTACTGGACAAACAAATACAATTACTGAAACTTATTACATTATTTCAGATGGTGCAGATGGAATTGATGCAATAACTGTAATAAATACAAACCAAGCACATTCAGTTGCATCCGATTCAGATGGTTCAAATCCAGTGTTGACTAATAGTGGTACTACTATTAAAGTATTTGAAGGAACGGGTTCGTTATCGTATGTAACGGCTTCTCCTGGTGATGGTGAATATAACATAACAGTAAGCAATACAGGTACGGCAACGTTGGGTGGTATAACTGGTAATGGTACGGATACAGCAACTGTTGGTGATGCTACTGATATGACTACCGACCAAGTAGTAATAACCTATACGATTAGTGGTAAACGGAATTCAGGAGTTGCGTTTACATCAGATACCACACAAACTTTAACTAAAACAAAAGCTGGTACTGATGGTACCGATGGAGAGACTGGTGCAAGTGTAAACATCATATTCATTCGAAACGCAACACAACCAACAACTCCATCTCCATCATCTGGTGTACCAACTGGTTGGAGTGATTCTCCACCATCTGGTACTAATTTATTATGGGCAGTTCAAGGTACAAAGGCAGTTGGGGCTACCAACTTTACTTGGGGAACACCATATCAGGTAGAGGGTACTGCTGTTGCAGAAACTACCATTTATCGATTAAATAGTAGTGCTGGAAATACTGGTGGTAGTTACAACTTTACAACATCTACATTAACTCCACCAACAAACTGGTCTACAACTGTACCAGCTTTAGTATCTAATGGTGATGAGGTTTATGCAGCAAATGGTTTATTTAGTGGAGCACCTACTGAAACTGCAGCAACAACTACTTGGTCAACTCCTGTGGTTTATGCACAAAGAACCGATGGTACTGATGGTACTGATGGAACCGATGGTACCGATGGAAGTCCTGGAGCACCAGGTACAAGTGCTGGTATAGTATATAGAGGTGAATGGGCAGTTGGTGTAGAGTATTATAAAACAACTGCAAGAATTGATGTTGTAAAGGGAACTGATGGTTCCTATTATATGGCTAAACAAACATATACATCAGATGCCGCTTCTACACCTGTAACTGGTGGTAGTTATACTACTTATTGGGATTCATTTGGAGCAGAATTTACTTCTGTAGCAACTGATATTCTTTTTGCAACTGATGTATATGCAGACCAAACAATTAATGTAGGTGCCTCTGGTTCATCTCCTGTTATAGCATTAAATGCAGATGCTGGAAATTCAAACGCAAATCCATTCATATCAATAGGACAAAACCCACAAGGTTTTGAAAGTGATGGTATCTTTATAGGATTTGATGAAGGAACTGCAAGTTTATCTTTAGCTGGTGATAATGTTAAAACAAATATTGGTGGATGGGAAGTTGATAAAAGTGGTTTATTTTATGAAACTGATTATTCTATTGGTGATTTAATAGATGCAGAATTTTATTTTACTTCATCGATAATTTATAGTGGTCTAAGTCAATGGCTTTATCACGCACCTACTCCTAGCTTTGGTGATATTCCTTCTGAATATCCTTACTACTCAATGGGTAATTCTGGTGGAAATCCACCTTCAGCTATGCAACGTGTATTCAGTAGAACTCCTGACCCATTTGGTAGTGGTTCTACTGTAACTGTATATGGTCAAATTACAACTACTCATATTTTAAATGGAATGGATTACACTGGGACTTCTCCCAATGGTGCTAGTGATGCTGCAGTATTTACAATAGAGGGACCTGCTATATACGCAGATTCATCATCTGTTGATTTTCAAACATACTTAACATCATCATATGATTTAAGTGCAGGTGGTAAGGGTTCTACAAAGGCTGATATAATATGGGCAGATGGAACAAATTATATCCAAGCATTTGAAGCTAATACAACTACACCACTAAGTTGGATGACTGTTTCTAATACAGCTTCATTTTCTGATGTAAATTGGTTAGGTACACCTGATTTTGCTCCACATACAAATGCATATGTATATGCTAAAAACGTAAATGTGGGTACATACATCTCCGAATCGGTTGCAATAAAATTAGCAAACATAAGTGGGGATAACTTTTTAGATACAGGTACAGACTCTCAAATAGAAACTGAAATATTCAACCAAACTGGTGTAGACTGGGTTTTATCTGAGGATGGTGATAATCCAACCACCCGTCAATTTATCTTATATACTATACATAAAGGGACTGAAGATTTAACTGCTACGAGTGTTGGTACTGTAACTGCAGGTTCGTTATCCGAACGTATTATAACTGGAGATGCTATACGATTATCAACATCTGGTTCATCAACTGGTACTAATAAACCATTTATATCAATTGGACAACCATCTGCTGGTTATGATAATAGGGGAGCATTTTTAGGATTCCCATCAGCATCTGAAATACCACACTTTTCATTAAGAAGTCCATCTGGTGACTTTTTAAGATACAATGGTGAATTTGTTCAATTTAGTGGTGATTTAAATGGTGGTACAATTGAACAATCGGCTATTGTAGGGGGTTCAATAAGTGTACCTTTAGATGGTGAAGGTGCAAAATTTAGTGTTGATGTAAATGGAAACGTTTCCGCATCAAATGCTTCTATTGGTGGTATTATAAACGCTGATAGTGGTAGAATTGGAGATTGGGTAATTGATGTAGATACAAAGGCATTAAGAGATGATAATTCAGAAATAGTATTTGAACCAAATATACCTGAACTTCAATTTTTTGATGGTAGTGAGAAAAAAGTAGTTATTGGAACTAAAGCAAACTTAACTGATACGGCGGGTAGTGCTGGTTTTGATATGGAATTTTCAAACACCACACATGCAACTCCCGATAGTCCATCTAGTCTTAGTGCACAGCAAATTAATAGTGCAACTTTTGCATTTAGTGGGTTTAGTGTTGGTGGTAATACAAATGCTGGAACGGCTACAACTGCTGTTAGTGTTGGGGATATTTCATTAACATTAGATGTACCAATGTTGACATTAAAGTCACCTACAACAAGAATATCACAAACAACTTCATATCCAAATTATTTACCAACATTCACTGGGCAAACACATGGTAATACATCAGGTCCAACTGCAATAAGACAAATAGCATATTTGTATGTAGAGGTTGTCGATACTAATGATAATAATGCAGTTATTGGTAGAACTAAAATAGCACAAACTTCTGAAGCAAGAAGTGATACTGATGGTGTAGGTAACTACTATACTGGTACTTATGTACCACCAAGTGGTGGAGGTGGAGGAGGAAGTCTTTCTTCAGAAATTTCATCCGTAGTTGGAAATACTAAAATTACATTATCTGATGGTTCTTATATTTTAGCTAAAGATGCTAAAATAGGAGATAAGATATTATCTTGGAACTGGAATGATAAATTGGATTCACATACGGGAATAGATAAGTTTGGTGAATTTACCATAGATGCAATTAAAAGAAGAACAACAACTGAAATATATAAACTTACAATAGGTGATAAAGTTATTGAAGTATCAGATTCGCATGGATTTTGGTTAGATAATAACGAAGAGATAAAAACAACTGAATTAGTTGAAGGTGAAAGTAAAGTATATGTAAAAGATGGAGATTCTATTTCTTTACAATTGGTTAATAAGATTGAGTTATTAGAAGGAGCTGATGTATATACATTCTCAGTTGCTGGTGTATATAACTACATATCGAATGATATCTTATCACATAACGTAACAACAACTGGTTGGACTTTTGTTTCAACAACTCAAAATGGTGCGCAAGGTAATGATGGAGTATCTTTGGCTCAACCTAATAAAAGTGTAACTATAAATTGTACAACTGCAACAACCGCAGCTTCACTACGATATTCTGTTCAAATAGGTACAACTGCTGGATATAGACAGAATACTTCATCTAATGGTACCACTACAAATTCATATGTATCAGCAACAGTACAATATGCAAATAACACAAATAATCCTACATCTACAACTGGTGTTTTACAAGCATTTGGTGGTAGTTTAGATACATCATTATCATTTGAACTTCCTTCAAACTTTGTAGAAATACAAGCGGGTGGTATTCAAGTAGTAACAAATGCTGATACATTTGTTCAAGCAAAGAGATTAGCAAAGAACTTTGGAGGTGGTGAATTATTTAGAGTTCAAGGTGGAACAGCATTCTTCCAAGGAACACCACTTTTCAATACATTTCAAACTGCAATATCAACTAATGGGGCTATAATACCAACAATAACCGAAAAATACACATTAGGTGGTTCATCAAATAGATGGACAACTATTTATTCTGTTAATGCTTTAAATACAGCATCTGATGCAAATCTAAAGAAAAATATTTTAGAATCCGATTTAGGATTATCATTTATTAATAGATTAAATCCAGTTAAATATCATTGGTTAAACGATGATAATAATTCACCATATCACTATGGATTAATTGCACAAGAAGTGGATGAGATTATACCAAAAGAATCGAGTTCAATTGTACAAAAAGATAATCAAAATTGGAATATGGCTTATAGTGAATTAATTTCACCAATGATTAAAGCAATTCAAGAACTGAGTGATAAGGTATTGGAGTTGGAAGCACAAATAAGTGGTTCTAAATAATTTCGTTTAATTGAAAACATATATACTTATATATAGATAATAAACTAAAAGTTATGGAACAAACTACAGAAGCATTAGATAAATCAGTAATTGATAAACTAAAATCAATTCAAGATGAGCAAAATAGTATGGTAATTGCATTAGGTCAAGTTGCTGTTAGAAGAAGAGAAATTGAAAAACAACTCAAAGAATTAAATGAAAAGGAAATTGAGTTTGGTAATAAATTGGATACTTCATTGAGTACAATGGATAGTGAATTGGCTGAGTTGGATAAGAAATATCCAAATGGACAAATTGATTTAGAAGCTGGAACTATTTCTTTCTAAAAAGATTTGGTAAATTAAAATATTTTTTGTATCTTTGTAAAGAAGTGTAACTTATACACTCAATTTATCTATGTCAAAGAAGAAACTGTTATATATATCATCACACCTATCTACTGGTGGAATGCCACAATATCTATTAAAGCAAATCGAAATCTTTAGAGATGATTTTGATATTGAAGTAATTGAGGTAAACAACCACAGTGGTGGAGTATTTGTAGTTCAAAAAGACCAAATTAATAATTTGGTTAAACTACATACATTGGGAGATGATAAATCTGAAATTGTTGATTTGATAAAATCTATCAAACCAAACATCATACATTTTACTGAAATACCAGAACACTTTTTATCTTACGATATATTAGATAAGTTATGGGTAAAATCACGTAAGTATAATATTGTAGCATCAACGCATGGTTCTGCAACAAATCCAGACGAAATTCGTTATCAACCCGATAGATATGTTTTAGTATCCGAATGGAGTAGACGAAAGTTTGAACATTTGGGTGTTGATACTAAGGTATGGGAATATCCAATAGAGAAGCAAACATTCAACAAAATAGAAATTCAAAATGAGTTAGGATTTGATACTGAATGGAAGCATGTTCTTATGGTTGGGTTATTTACGCAAGGTAAGAATCAAGGTGAAATATTTAAAGTAGCTAGAATTTTAGAAAAGTATAAAATCAAATTCCATTTTGTTGGAAACCAAGCTATGAACTTTGAATCATATTGGGGACCTATAATGGAGCATAAGCCTGATAATTGTATAGTTTGGGGTGAACGTAGTGATGTGGATAAATTCTATAAAGCATCTGATATGTTTTACTTTAGTTCTAAGTTGGAGTTAAATCCATTATCAATTAAAGAAGCATTGGGATATGGATTACAATGTATATTCAGAAAATTACATACCTATTTAGATACATATGATTCTAATGAATTGGTTACTTATATTGATGATGATATTCTAAATACTAAAAAAACAATAATAGAATTATTAGAACCTCAATTTAATGAAATACCAGGTTGGTTTTCCTATGAAAGTTTATATGATAGATTTGTAAGGAACGCTAAGGGTGGTGAGGTATTTGTAGAAGTTGGTAGTTGGTTAGGAAAATCATCCAATCATATGGCAACAAAAATAAGAGAATCTAAGAAGAATGTAAATTTTACTGTTGTTGATACTTGGAAAGGTAGTTATGATGAAAAATTACATATAAATATAGTTGATTCTTATGGTGGGGATATTTATGGTGAGTTTGTAGAAAATACAATAATGAGTGATAACTTTGGTACATTCAACGCTATAAAGGATACCTCAGAAAATGCATCAAATCAATTCCAAAATGATTCTATTGATTTTATAATGATTGATGCGGGTCATGGTTATGATTCGGTAATGAGTGATATCAAACGATGGTATCATAAAGTAAAGCCGGGTGGATTCATAACCGGTGATGATTACTTTGTTTTTGAAGGTTCTACCTACGCTCCAAATGATTTCTTTTATAAGCAATTTTTAATTGATAATCATAGTTTTGTTCGTAAGAAGCCAAAAATACAAATTAAACATTTAATGACTCGACCAGATGATTTAAGAGAACGTATAAGTCAAGAATCATTAAAACAATTGGAATTATACGGGATGGATTATGAGGCAATTGTAAATACACCTTATACCGATTTCCCTCCAGTAGAACATTGTAGGAGACCTCAACACATATCACCAACAAATACACCTGGAGAACTTTCACCTGGTGCTGGATTGGGTTGGATAACTGGTGGACATTATGGTTGCTATATGGCTCACCGATTTGCATTGGAAACTATAAATCCTGATTACGATTATACTTTAATTTTTGAAGCTGATGCTTATATTGATAGTGGGTTGATGGAGTTTGTTGAAATAGTACATAAAGCATGTTTTATCTCAGAAAGGGATAATGTTCCATTTATTTCATTTGCTAACAATCCATCTAATTCAAAAGAAAACATAGATGAGTTATTTAGTAAAACAGCTCATAACCAAGACTTAGCACATGCTTATCTGATACCAAATAGAGATAAACAATGGTATATGGATAGAATAAAAGATTGTGAATGGGATGTTGCTGATTTATGGTATAATCATGTATTCTATCATCATCCAAGACTTAGATATACAACAAATAAAATGTATTCAAATCAAGCCGAAGGATTTTCATTATTGGATTTAACAAATAAGACTTGGAAATGATATACACCAACTTAACAAAAAATAAAAATAATATTGTAGATGTACAAAATAAAGTATTTACTCATTTTGTAAATGGACCTTTCGTTGAAATAACAGGAACAATTAATGAAGAATATAAAGTACAATTTATAGATAAATCTACAAACACAATACGATTTGAAACTAAAATTGGAAATAATAATTGGGCCAAATCTAATATAGAATATTGTATAGATTGGAAAGTTAGAGTACTTAGAAATGATGATGTATTTTATGAACATGATTTTAATCCATTTGGTAAGAGAGTTTTTATATCAATGGGTTCAAAAGCTTTGGGAGATACATTAGCATGGTTTCCATATTTTGAAGAATTCAGAAAGAAGCATAATTGTGAACTAATTGTTTCAACATTTCACAATAATATGTTTGAGGAACAATATCCTCACTTTGAATTTGTTAAACCGGGTTCTACTGTACAAAATCTATATGCAATGTATAATGTAGGTTTGTTCTATAATGATGATGGTAGTGTAAATGAATTAAAAAATCCAAACGATTTCAAAACTCAAACAATGCAAAAAATGGGTTCTGATATATTGGGGTTAGAATATAAAGAAATAAAGCCATTATTACCAACATCGAAAGTTACTAAAGATAATAAACTAATCACAATAGCAATACACGGAACTGCTCAATCTAAATATTGGAATAATCCAAATGGTTGGCAAGATGTAGTAGATTGGTTAAACAATAAAGGATATACAGTTAAACTACTATCTAAGGAAGGGGATAACTATATGGGAAACAAACACCCAACAGGTATTATAAAACACCCAGAAGGACCATTAGAATCGGTTATGGATGAAATGAGAAAATCAAAAGCATTTATTGGTATTGGTAGTGGATTAAGTTGGTTAAGTTGGGCATTGGGAACAAAGACAGTTTTGATAAGTGGATTCTCATATGATTGGGCTGAAATGAAAGAGTGTGTTAGAATCACACCACCTAATGATAAGTGTGGTGGATGTTTCAATAGATTAAAATTAGATGCAGGTGATTGGAATTGGTGTCCAGACCATAAGGGTACAAATAGACAATTTGAATGTACTAAAGGTATCACATCGGAAAGTGTAATAAAAGAATTAGAAAAATTTCTATGATGAAGAAAGTTTGGATGAATGGGTGTTTCGATGTTTTACATCATGCTCATTTTAAAATGATTGAGTTCGCATCTACATTTGGTGAGTTAGTTGTTATTGGAATTGATTCTGATAAACGAGTAAAAGAACTAAAGGGAGATGATAGACCATTTCATTCAGAGGAAGAACGTAAGTATAATTTAGAACGAATTAAAGGAGTGAGTAAAGTTATAATATTCGATTCTGAGTTAATGTTGGAAGAGGCTATTAAACGATATCAACCAGATGTTTTTGTTATTGGCTCTGATTATAAAGATAAAAATATAGTTGGTGAATCGTATAGTAAATCAATGGTTTACTTTAATAGAATGGAAGATTTTAGTACAACGAAAATATTAACAAATGAGTAAAGTACTTTTAATAGGAGAGAGTTGTATGGATATTTTTATCTATGGAAATACTCCACGTCTTTCACCCGAAGGACCTGCTCCTGTTTTTAATCCAATTAATGAACGATATAATGGTGGAATGGCACTGAACGTACAATCCAATTTGGAATCGTTGGGTGTTGATGTTGATATAATAACACATACATCAACTATAACAAAGACACGTTATGTACATGAATCATCAAATACATTATTGTTAAGAGTCGATGAAGGTGATAACGTAGATAGGCTTGATAGAAGTAAATTACCAAATAATTATTGGGATTATGATATGGTAGTTATATCAGATTATAACAAAGGATTTTTAAATGATGATGATATCGCTCATATAGCATATAATCACCCAAACACAATATGTGATACTAAAAAGAAATTAGGTGAATGGTGTAGGGATTTAAAATTTATTAAATTAAATAGAACTGAATATTTAAATAACGAATCATTCATTAATAATAATGAGTGGATAGTTGAAAAGCTTATAATCACACTTGATAAAGATGGATGTAAACATAATGGTGTTATGTATCCAACTAAACAAGTTGAGATTATGGATATATCTGGAGCAGGTGATACTTTTGTAGCAGGATTCACTATAAAGTATTTGGAAAGCTCTAATGTAAATGAATCAATAACATTCGGAAATGATTGCGCTTCGCAAGTAGTACAAAAACGAGGAGTAACAATTATTACGAAAACATAATTTATGTATATTTATATATGAATTCAAAAAACAATTTTAATTAAAATATTATGGCAAACGAAGAAATTCAAAAAATCGAATTAGTTACAAGAGAACTAGGAGAGGATGTAATAAATCCAATCAAACAATCTAATGATGAAATCACTCAGATGGTGAATGTGTTCGGACAACTTTATTTAAGAAGAAAAGAGTTGGAAGATGAAATGGTTAAACTTGAAGAAGGTTTAGAACAAGCAGAAACCGATTTTAAAGAAAAGAACGAAGCTCTAAGGGGATTAGTTGCAGATCTTGAAAAGGATTTCCCAAGAGGACAGCTTGATTTACAAAAGGGTACAATTACATTTGACCCAAGTGTAAAAGAAAAGATGGCAGAACAAGCTCAACAAATGGAAGTTGTAAAAGAATAAATTCTTATATTTATATAGTACAAAGTAAATAGTACTATTACAATGAATGATTTATCTAACTTTTTAGTAGAGAGTATATTATTGGAAGCGGACAGTGTAGACAACAAAGTTGTAGTTTACGCTGGCCGCTTTCAACCTTTTCATAAGGGTCATTATGCTACCTACAAGCATTTAGTAAATAAGTTCGGTAAGAAAAATGTGTACATTGGTACATCAAATAAAACCGATAATAACAAATCACCATTTAACTTTAGAGAAAAGGTGATGATTATGAACAAAATGTTTGGTATTCCAAAAAACGTAATTGTTCAAGTAAAAAATCCATATGTACCAACTGAGGTACTTAAAAAATTCGATAAAGATACTACGGCATTTATCACAGTTGTTGGTAAGAAGGATGCAAGTAGATTAGGTGGTAAGTTCTTTACACCTTATAAAGATAACTTAGATTTCGAAGGATATGAAGATAAGGGATATGTTTATATCGCTCCCCAACAATCTAATCCTATAAGTGGAACTGAAGTTCGTAATGGATTAAAATCAGGTTCAGATGAAGATAAGAAAGATTTCTTTTCAAAAAGAGCATATCCAAAATTTAATAAAAGTGTATTTGATTTTATAACAAATACTTTAAATGAGGAAATCAATATATCTAATGAAATTATAGAAGATTGGTTAATTCAAAATATTGATTTAATCAAAGAAGCATCTCAAATACGTGGTGCTCAAGAAGTTGATGATGGACCTAATTACTTATTCCCATCATTCAGTTCATTTGATAGAGTTTCTCAAAAAAGAGCAGAAAAAATAGGATATACTGTTTTATCACAAATTATGAGTGATGATGATACTGATATAGACCCACATCCAATTTATCCGAATGGACCTGTAAAAGCAGTAACTCCATTTCCAGCAGGTGTAATTGGTAAAACAACTGCAACTAACCAAAAAGATTTCTATGGCTCACAGGCATATAGATTATGGTTTAAGCATGTTACTAGATTAGCTACGTTAGTTGGATATTCTGTATTAGATTCATTAGATAATAAAGAAGATGAAGTTGAGGCTAAGAAAACTAAGAAAGTAAAAGACCCAAATACAAATATTGTAAAAGAAGATATTACGATTCCAATTAATATAGGTGATACTGTATTAGGTGGTAAGTTTAAAAATAAACGTATTGTAGTTAAAACAATTGGAAAAAACGAAAAAGGTGATATTACTATAAATGGTAAACCACTTTTAAAAGTTAGAATTATAGAAGAGGATGTTTTAGTTGAATTTTCGGGAGAAGAGATTAGTTGTGAAAAATGTAATCATTCTTGGGAAATCGAATCTGATGATAGTGAGAAGTATTTCTGTCATAATTGTGGATGGGATTCTCAGAAAAAAGAATACGATAAAGAGGCTTTAGCAGATTGGAAACGTGTTAATGAAGAATTATCTTCTGCTGATAGAACTTTAATTTATCAATTAACTACTAAAGCATTAAAGGCAATGCCAAAATCACAAAAACAAAAAGATATTATTAAGAAGTTAAATAAAGTTAGGGTTGCAAATGGTATGAAACCACTAAGAGAAGATTTAACTAAAGAAGAGCTAACTGAGGATTTACGAAAGTGGTTTGGTAAAGGAAAGACTGGTTCTACCAAAGGTGGTGGTTGGGATAGATACAGTTCCACTGGTAAGAAGTTAGGTAAGTGTGGTGATGGAGAAAAGGGAGATGCTTATGCAGCTTGTTTATCAAAAGAGAAAGCAGCTAAGTTAGGACCTAAAGGTAGAGCATCATTTGTTAATAGAAAACGAGCTGACCAAAAGAAAGCTGGTGATTCTAAAAAGGGTGGTAATAAAACAAAAGGTAAAAAACCAACTTATTCAAAAACAAAAGCTAATGAATCATCAATCAACGAAATCCCAATGGGTGATTTAAAAAAGATTGATAAATTTGCAGATAAACAACTAAATCCAGTTGATGTAGTTCTTACTGGTAAACATTTCTTCGATAGGTTAAATGACCCTAGAAATGGGAAAGAAGTTTCAAACGCAGAATTGATTGGGTTCTTTAAACGATTGGGTAAGAATAAAAAAGAATTTGTAAATTTTCTCAATCAGTACAATCAAGTTGTAGCAAAGGATAATAGAACAAATCTCAATATTCCATTTATGAAACAAGCGAATAAAGTAATCGCTAAAACCATAATGAGAAAAGATGATTTTAAAACATCAGACCCTAAATATAAATTCGAATCATTACCAACTAAAGTTACTGATAAGATGAAACCTGTAAAAAGTGGAAACCCATCATCTGAAGCTGAAAAAGATTTTAATAAACATCACGCATATTCACCATACGCAAAGAGAGGTTCAATAGCAGAACCAGATACAATTGATTTTGATGATGATGAAAAAACACCAGGTCATCAAAACAAAGAAAAGGATACTAAGAAAAAAGGGTATGAGCCGGTTAGAGAAAAGAAAAAGTTGAAATATAACGAACCATATGCTTTAAGTGGTGGTATTGAAGAATCTCAGGTAGATTCTGGAGAACCTGAAACGGGGTATTTACCTGATGGGAAAAAACGAAAGTTAGGTAAAAATAGTGGTAGACCTGAATATTGGTATGACCAATTAGGATTTGAACAATTGGATTTTCCAAAAGCAGATAGAATACGTGGTAAGGGTAAAGGTAGGGATAAAGAGTCTACTTTTAGAAAAGTAACATATAAAACTAAAAATGTAAAAGTAAGTAAGTTAAAAGATTCACTAAAACCAGTTGGTTCTGATGAGTGGGTAGAATATGTTAAAGAAGGATTGATTATGGAAGGTGGGGCATATGGACATATGAATCATCCATTCGATACTGAAATCAACTTAACTTTTGGACAACTTAAAGATATTGTAAATAAAGCATTAGAAGGAAACTTAGATTTAGCTAGAGAAAAGACAGATGGTCAAGCATTGGCAGTTAGTTGGAGAGATGGAAGATTAGTTGCTGCGAGAAACAAAGGACACTTAAAGAACAAAGGTGAAAACGCTTTAGATATCAAAGGTGTAGCTATCAAGTTTGCTGGTAGAGGTGAATTGGAAAAGGCATATAACTTTGCTATGAATGATTTATCAAAAGCTATAAAATCACTTTCTGAAAAACAAAGAGAGAAAATCTTTAAAGGTGGTGCATGTTTTATGAACTTAGAAGTTATTTATCCAACTTCAGTAAATGTAATACCTTATGGCCAAGCACTACTCGTATTTCATGGGACTATGGAATTCAACGCTGATGGTATTGCCATTGGAGAAAATCAAGAAGCTGCAAGAACACTTGCAGGAATGATTAAACAAGTAAATGCTGATGTACAATCAGCATATACTATTTCTGGTCCTCCAATTAATCAATTACCCAAATCAAAAGATTTAAGAAAACTAAAAGGTTCTTATAATTCTAAAATATCAAAATTACAATCTAAATTCAAATTAAAAGATAACGATGGAATCGCTGATTATCATCAAGCTTTTTGGATGGATTTTGTAAATAAGAAATCTCCAACTAAGTTAGATAACAAAACTCTAATGGGATTAGTTAAGAGATGGGCATTCTACGATAAATCATTTAGATTAGATAAGAAGAATTTATCTGATGTAAAAACAATGGAATGGGCAAAGGGAATTGATAAGAATGACCACGCTAAAATGGCTAAAGATAATATTAGACCATTCGAAGATATCTTCTTAGGTATCGGAGCAGATATACTTTCATTTATGAGTTCAGTATTAGCAGCTAACCCTGATAAAGCAGTTAGGGATATGAAAAAGAGATTGGATAAAACAATCAAAGATGTTAAGAAATCAGGTGATGTTAAGAAAATTAACAAACTTAAAATGGAACTACAAAGGTTGAATGCTATTGGTGGTACTGATAAGATAGTTCCTAATGAGGGTATCGTATTTGTGTATGGTGGTAAGACTTTCAAACTTACTGGAACATTCGCTCCACTCAATCAGATACTCGGTTTATTTTACGAATAGTAAAAAATCCAATACTTATATATATGAATATATAATAGGTTATGGCTGATAAAAAATTTAATAGAAAGTTCATGCACCCAACTCGTAGAAAGTTGGCAGATATGGTACGAACTGGTGAGTACGAAAAAAATACTCAAATCGGATTTTCTGATATCAAAGAAACTAAAACTAAACGTAAGGTTGGTGATATATGGAGTGATTCCGATGGTAACGTTTGGGAACAAAAAGATTTTGGAAAAGTAAAATCATCTAAAATGTCAAACGTATTATCTGAATTACGAAAGCACATTGAAAAAGCGCACCAATGTAAATCCGATGAATGTGATGTTAGTGGAAAGTTCTCAAAATCAGATAAAACTCTAATTTCTAAAACTGGATATTGTGCTGGTTGTTTAGCACGACGGGAGTTAGTTATAAAGCAAGATGGATTATGGAAGGAATATGAAGAGTATAGAATATATTCTAATATGGCTGCATATGGTACTGATGTTTTAGAAAAATGGAATCAAGCTCTTAAAGAAGTATCTAACATTCACGAATATGTAAATGATGATGGTTCAGTAGAACAATGGCAATCGAATGATGATGTTCAAACTTTAAAAGCTCAGATAGAAGCTGATATAGATAATGGTAAAAAAGAACTTACTGATGTTATCGAAAAGCGCAATATTGCATATGAGAAATTAAAGGATAAGAATTATGAATTGGTTAAACAAATTTGATTTAAAGACTATACTAATAATGGTACTATGTGTAGTATTGTTACTTAGAGGTTGTGGTGGTGAAGAAGAAGAAAAAGAAATAGTAAACGTAGGTGGTAAAGATTACGAACTGTTAGAACAAAAAGTTGATACTATTGTTGTAGAGAAAACAGTTAAGGTTCCAACATATGTACCAAAGTATATTACTAAAGTAGTAACTGAAACTGTTGAAGTTGAAGTTCCTATGGATATTGATACTTTAAAAATAATAGAAGATTACTTTGCAAGATATGAAGTAAAAGATACACTTAATCTTACATATGATTTTCCAAAGGGTGTTACTGATTCATTAGGAAAGAAACCAGCTCCAACTTTAGGATATGGTATTTTAACTGATATCATTTCACAAAACCAAATCCAATCAAGAGATGTGGATTGGTTCTTCCAAATTCCAACTGTGTATAACACAACAATTGTAAAAGAATTACCAAAGAATGAATTCTATTGGGGTATAAATGGTGGGTTTAATAAAACCGATGTTATTAGTAATGTTGGTGGAGGATTAATCTTAAAAAGTAAAAAGAATAATTTATATCAATTAGGTTTAGGTATTCAGAATAATTCTAACACCTCACAATTAGTACCATTTGTTAGTGCTGGTATGTATTGGAAGATAGGAAAAAAGAAATAATTTATGGCTAAGCAATCATTGAAAGATATAATAAAATTGGAATATCAGAAGTGTGCTTCTGACCCAATTTATTTTATGAAAAAGTATTGTATGATTCAACACCCTGTTAGGGGTAAGATACCTTTTCAATTATATCCATTTCAAGAAGAAACATTAGTTGACTTCAAAGACCATAGATATAATATCATTCTAAAATCAAGGCAAACTGGTATCTCAACATTAACTGCAGGATTCTCTTTGTGGAAAATGCTATTCAATCAAGACTTTAATGTTTTGGTTATAGCAACTAAGCAAGAGGTTGCTAAGAACCTTGTAACGAAGGTTAGGGTGATGAATCAGTATTTACCATCTTGGTTAAAATTAGAAACAGTAGAAGATAACAAACTATCTCTTAGATACTCAAATGGTTCTCAGATAAAGGCAACTTCAGCTGCTGGAGATGCAGGACGTTCTGAAGCACTATCTTTATTGGTATTTGATGAAGCGGCATTTATTGATAAGATTGAAGAAATATGGGTATCGGCACAATCTACATTATCTACGGGGGGTAACGCAATTGTATTATCAACTCCAAATGGTGTGGGTAATTGGTATCATAAAACTTGGGTAGGTGCAGAAGAAGGTAGAAACGATTTCAATACAATTAGATTACATTGGACAGTTCACCCAGAAAGAGACCAAAGTTGGAGAGATGAACAAGAAAGATTATTAGGACCAAAAGGAGCCGCACAAGAATGTGATTGTGATTTTGTATCTTCTGGTGATTCGGTTATTGACCCACAAATACTTCAATTTTACAAAGAAACTTATGTACAAGACCCTATTGAGAAAACTGGATTCGATGGTAATCTTTGGAAATGGGAATTTGCTGATTATAGTAAATCATACATAGTTGTAGCGGATGTTGCCCGAGGTGATTCTTCGGATTTCTCTACGGCTCATGTAATAGATGTAGTTGCATCTAATCAAGTAGCTGAATATAAGGGTAAGTTGGATACTAAAGATTTTGGAAACTTCTTAGTAGCATTATCAACTGAATATAATCAAGCGTTATTAGTAATTGAAAACGCAAATATTGGTTGGGCTGCTATACAACAAGTTATTGATAGAAATTATGGAAATTTGTATTATACTGAGAAGGATATAAAATATGTAGATGCTGGAAATCAGTTTAGTAATAAATATCGTTCACAAGATAGAAATCAAGTAGCAGGATTTTCAACTACTTCAAGAACAAGACCTTTGATTATTTCCAAATTAGAAGAATACATTAGAGACAAATCAATAACAATACGTTCAGTAAGAACAATAGATGAAATGTTTACCTTTATATGGAATAATGGTAGAGCTGAAGCTATGAGGGGTTATAATGATGATTTAGTTATGGCTCTTGCAATAGGATTGTGGGTAAGGGATACTGCTCTTAGATTAAGACAAGAGGGTGTTGATTTAACCAAACAAGCAATTAACAGTATTTCATCTCATACTTATACTGGTATATATGGTGGTAATGATAGCGAGGATAATCCTTGGAAAATGGATATCGGTGATGGTACCCATGAGGACCTAACAAATTGGTTATAAATCAATTTTGTTATATTTATATAGTATAAGATTTATTATGGAAAACACAACTAAAGAACTTTTTGAAGATTTTACAAACCAATTTAAAGATGATATCTTTGAATATGATGTAGAAAACCACGATGATTTGGTAGAATTCTTAGAATTTATAAAAGAATATAAGCCTGATGTAAACGAAGCTGAATATCAAGGTAGAGATGTCAAGCTAAATAAACCAATGAGAGGTGATGTTAAGAAGTTTAAAGTGTATGTAAAAAACCCAAAGGGAAATGTTGTAAAGGTAAACTTTGGACATGGTGGAACATCGGCTAAGAAAGCTGGTGAGAAAACTATGAAAATAAAGAAATCAAATCCAGATAGAAAAAAGGCTTTTAGAGCTAGACATAATTGTGATAGTCCTGGTCCAAGAACTGGAGCTAGATATTGGAGTTGTAAAGCGTGGTAAATAAATTAGGATATATTAATAATTTTTCGTATATTAGGGAGATTATTAAATAAACAAAGATAAAATGGCAGAACAGCAAAATAGTTCATTTTTTAATAAGTTAAGTAAACTTTTTTCATCCCAAGCGGTAGTAGTCGTTGGTAAGGATGGTAAGAGAACTATTAAGGATACGGATGATAGACAGCAAGGTAGTACTAACTTAATGAATTTAAGAGATAGATACACTAAGTTACAACGTTCATTCTATGGAGACCAGATGGCAGCTCAATCAATGGCATACCACCAAGTTCGTAGAGAATTATTTAGAGATTATGATGCAATGGATAATGACCCTATCATATCATCAGCATTAGATATATACTCAGATGAATCAACATTAAAAAATGAATTTGGTGATGTTATTCAAATCAAAACTCAAAACGAAAAAGTAAAAGAATTATTAGAAAACCTTTTCTATGATATTCTAAACTTAGAATTTAACTTATGGGCATGGACTCGTAATATGGTTAAGTATGGTGATTTCTTTTTAGCTATGGAAATAGCTCCAGGTAAAGGAATCATAAATGTACAACCACTTCCAGTTTACGAAACTGAAAGATTAGAGAATACCGACCCAACCAATCCTAACTATGTAAAGTTTAAAGTAAATCACGACCCAATTGGTAAAGGTGAATACGAAAACTATGAGATAGTTCACTTCAGATTATTATCGGATACAAACTTCCTACCTTATGGTAAGGCAATGATTGAAAATGGTAGAAGGATTTGGAAGCAAGTTTCTCTTATGGAAGATGCTATGTTAATTCATAGAATCATGAGAGCACCTGATAAGAGAGTTTTCAAAATTGATATTGGTAATATTCCACCAACTGAGGTTGATAACTATATGCAAAAGATTATCAACAAAATGAAGAAAGTTCCATTTATGGATAAAAATACTGGTGATTATAATCTAAAGTATAATATTCAAAACTTAACTGAAGATTTCTTCTTACCTGTTAGGGGTGGTGATAGTGGAACCGAAATAGATACATTGGGAGGACTACAATATACAGCTATTGAAGATATTGATTACTTAAAGAATAAAATGTTTGCAGCTCTAAAGATTCCAAAAGCATATTTGGGATACGATGAGAATGTAAATGGTAAAGCAACACTTGCTGCAGAAGATGTAAGATTTGCAAGAACAATCGAAAGAATACAAAGAACTTTAGTATCCGAACTTACTAAGTTAGCAGTTGTACATTTATCAGCTCAAGGAATTGAAGGACCTGAAATGGTTGATTTTGAATTGAATTTGGTTAATCCATCTACAATATATGAGCAGGAAAAGGTAAACTTATGGAGTGAAAAAGTTAGATTGGTTTCTGATATTCAACAATTGAATATGATTTCAAAAGAATGGGCATATGAAAATATTTTCAATATGAGCAAAGATGAAATCGATAATCAGAAAACTAATATGATTAATGACCTTAAAGATAGATTCAGATATCGTTCAATTGAAGATGAAGGTTCAGACCCTGCAATGCAAACTGAAGAAACTGATGTAGAGGGTGAATTGGAAGAACTCAAAAATGAATTGAAAAATAAAGGTGGTAGACCTAGAGAAGGAAATACATATGGTAAAGATAAACATCCATATGGAAGAGACCCTTTAGGTTCCAAAGAAAATCAAAAAGCCTTAAAGAAAACTGAAGGTAAAGTTGGTAGACGAGCTAACAAATTAGCTAAAGAATATGTTAATGGTATATCTCCTAAAAAGAAGGTAATAACCGAAAAAACAGATTTTTTAAGTGATGATAATTTGTTAGATGAGGAAAAATTTAATAAATAAAATAAAACTTATATTTATATACGGAAAACTTGCGTATAGGAATATATTATTATAGGGTAAAAAAACGTAATGAAGAGAGTAAAACATTCAAAATTTAAGAATACTGGTATTCTTTTTGAGCTTTTGGTGAGACAAATCACCTTAGAAGTTCTTAATGGTGATACGACTGAAACTGCAAAGACTATAGTAAGCGAGTTCTTTTCATCTAAAACTGAATTGAATAAAGAGTTAAGACTATACGATTTACTATTAAAAGAAAAGTATAAATCAGAATCAAGAGCTGAGAAGTTTATTGATACCATTAATGAAGCTCATAGTAGAATCAATCAAAAGAATCTACAAAGAGAAAAGTATAATCTAATTAAAAAGATTAATGAATCATTCAATATGGATGAGTTCTTATCTTCACCTATATCAAATTATAAAGTATTAGCTTCAATATATAAAGTATTTGAATCTAAGAACTATGAAAACTACGATGTAAAGGATGTATTTAACTCTAAAATTACTTTAATTGAGAATATTACATCAAAGCAATCTAAATTAGTTGAATCATCAACAAAATCAGAAGCTGTAGTTGAATCATACAAAAAGCAAGATAAAGACTTACGTTTACTTACATATAAAATATTAGTAGAAACTTTTAATAAGAAGTATTCTAATCTAAATGAAAGCCAAAAAACTTTATTAAAGGAATATATAAATAATCTATCTAATACAACTGGATTTAAATCTTATATTGAAAAAGAAATTCCTAAAATCATTTCTGAACTTAAATCGTTAGGTAAATCTATAAACGATAAAGTAACCAAAATTAAATTAGCTGAAACTGCATCAGTTTTATCTAAAACAAAAATTGGTAAAGTAGTTTCTGACAACCACGTTTCATCATTAATGATTTCATATGAATTAATTAAAGAGTTGAAAAGTAAAGTTAATGGAAAGTAATTTAAAGAAATATATCAAAGAACTTATAGCTGAAATCGAACAAGATGAGTTGGATTTAGAAGAAGCAACTACTACCGGTGATATTGCTGGTTATAATACTCCAAATGCATTTAAAGATACTGATGGTACTGATGAGGATGAGGAGAATGATGATAAGTTTGTAGATAAATTAGCTAAATCAACTGGATATGAACGAGTTGATGAAAATCGTTGGCATGAATTAAGAAAAGATGAATCCTCACCAAAACAAAAAATTGGTAGAGGAATTTCAGGTGTTAACAAACAACTTTCAGAGATAGAAAAATTCGTAGGTTGGTATGGCAAGATTAAAAAAGAGGGAGGATTAGAATCTGACCAATATTGGAAACGTACCCAAAAAAACCTAAGTAAAATCAGAGAACGATTAAATCGTATCGCAACATCAATACAAAACTTTTAATAGGAACCCATAACTATGAATATTACTAAAGAGCAAATTAAAGAAACTTTAAAGACGGTTATGGCTGAGGAAGCTAATTATAAAGCATTCTTTAAAAAGGCATTAGAAAAAGCTGGAAAATCAATTCCATCAATGTCTGATGAAGAAAAGAAAAACTTTTTCAATAAGATTGATGCTGCTTGGGATGGTAAGGGTGAAAAGAACGAAGGTAATGCCTTTGGTGCTGCTGTTACTAAAGCTAAGAAAGATGGTGATGATGAATTTGAAGTAGGTGGTAAAACTTATAAAGTAGAAGAATCTCATTCCGATTGTGGATGTGGGTGTGGTGGATGTTCCACTTCAGCTAATGTAGTTAGTGAGTTTAAAAGCACATTATCAAAAGAATTACAATTTGAGGTAACTACGTTTTTGGATAAACCAACTATGGATAATAAATTGAATAATGTTTTAGAAATAAAAGATGTAATTAATATCATACTTAATGAAGGTATTAAAAACGTATTAACTGAAAAAGTACAATCTGAGTTTACTAAAATTATTGAACAAACTAAATAATAAAGAACGGAATGAAAAATTTAATTATAGAAACTAATTTGTTTAAAGGTAGCGTTAATGAAGATGCTTCTGGTAGAACATTAGTTAAGGGAGTTCTTCAACGTTCTGGTGCAGAAAACCAAAATGGAAGAGTGTACCCAAAAAAAATATTAGAGAGAGAGGTAAACAACTATCAAACTCTTATTAAAGAGAGAAGAGCATTAGGTGAATTAGACCACCCTGATTCTTCTGTAATTAACCTAAAGAATGTTTCTCATAACATAAGAGAAATTCATTGGGAAGGTGAAGATGTAGTAGGTACAGTTGAAATACTGCCAACTCCGTCTGGTAACATCTTAAAAGAATTACTAAGAGCTGGTATCCTATTAGGTATCTCATCAAGAGGTATGGGTTCAGTTAGTAATATTGGAGAAGGTAAAGTAGAAGTAGGTTCAGATTTCGAACTAATTGGTTGGGATTTTGTTTCTAACCCATCTACACATGGTGCATTTATGACTCCTATGAATGAATCGGTAGTAAAGAAAATTGGTACTGATGTTTGTGGAGATTTTTGTAAAGCAGAAAATTTAATGAGAGAAATTATAACGGAATTATCATAATGAAAAAAGGATTTGACATATACAAATACGTTACCGAAAACACAATAGAATTTAAAGTAGATTCTAAGAAAGGTACGAGCGTAAGTAAGGGATATAATGATATCCGTAAAACAAACATAAACGATGTAAAGATTGTAGATGGTAAATTCAGTTTGACTGAATCGTTAGAAGCTAACAAACCATTATCTAATGAAGTAAAGAAACACTTCTTAGAAATAATTTCTACATATAAGAGCTTCAACGAACAAATGCAAAGAAAATCTGATATCGTTGAGATAGCAGAAACTTTAGGAGGTATCGTAGAAGCAGCTAAAACATTGACTCTTTCAGAATCGGATGATTGGTTTGATAAAGTAACTATCAAAAGAAATATGAGTGAGTTGGAGAAGTTGGATAAATCATTTGACAAGATTTCTACTGAAGCTAGGCAAATGGATGAAAGATTAAATGCTTTATATGAGGATATGGGAAATATTCTAAATAGATATTATGAGATGGCTGATTTAGACATCGATGAAGCAAAAAAACGTTTAGGAAAAAATAAATAATACTATGATTAAACTAACTGACTTACTAAAGGAAGAAGAAACATTTACCGCTGTAAACAAAGCTAGTGGTGAAACTTCTGTATTTAAATCAAAAGATAGTAGAGATGCGGCTGTAAAAGCTGGTACTCACGATAAAAAAGAAAAAGAGGCAGAGAAGGGAGGTGATTCTGCCGGTAAGAAAGAGAAACCTAATATGTTCTCTAAAGATGCCGGTTATGATGCACCTGATGCACCTACTGATTCTAAATCAGAACCATCTAAATATGATGATACATCTTTTTGGAAAGATGATGAAAAGGATGATTCTACTGGTATTGACCATTATGATGGAGATACAGGTGATTTTTACGATGATGATGATGATATCGGAGGACGTTCGGATGCAACAAAACAAACTACAGAAAGATTAGATAAGATAGATAAAGCACTTGATGATGAATTAAATTTAAGTAAGAGAGGATTTTCAATGAATCGCTCATCTTCAGGTGGTGGTGGTGGATTCGAAGGACCTCTTGAAATATCTCATGATGATGCTGATTACGATAATCCAGAAAAGGTTGCTCAGTTATCGGTAGGAAGTGGAGAACAAAATGGAAAATTCACAATTGGATTTACAAACATAGATGGTGAGGCACTTTTTAATGATGAGTATTCACTAACTGATGATGATTTCGAACCACAAGTAGCTTATAAGATGGCAAAAGCTATAATGAAGATGCCTGAAGTTGAAAAATTACTTAAAGGTGAATTATCAATTGAGAAGTTTGAACCTATATATGATAAATTAAAAGCTAAATTTAATAAATCATCTGAATCAGAAACAGAAGAAGAACCTACGAAAGATGAACCTGTAAAAGATTCATCTAATGGTAGAGCGGGAAATCCTAAAGTAAACAAAGTTGTTAGGGATAAAGCAAAGAAGTTGGGAATTACTCCACAAAAATTAGGTAAAGAAGAATATGAAAGTAGAATGAGTAAAGCAGCTGTTGAAGCTCTAACTGATGCAAACTTTCATTCTGAAGCAAGAAAACTAATTTCAGTATTAGAAGATAATCCTGATTTTGCTAAAGACCCTAATCAAGACCCAAATAAACCAAAAGATATCTTCTCAGATGAATATGATGAGTGGAGAGCTAATAGTGTATATGCTTCTACGTTCTACGATTCAGCAGAAGGTACTGATGATATAGCACATTCTGCAACTGGAGAATCTGGATGGGATGGAATTGAATCATTAGATGCTATTGCATATGATTTGAAAATGAATGGTAGTAAGAAATTGGCGGCTAAACTACAATCTATATTTGAAGGAACTACTAAAAGAGGTTTTAAAAGCCAAAGTTTAAAAAACTTAATATAATAAGATGCCTGCACAATCTCAACAACAACAAAAATTATTTGGATTGGCATTAGCATTTAAAAGGGGTGAAGTAAAATCCTCAGAGGTTTCGGATGAAATAAAAGGAATAGCTGATAGAATGAGTGAAAAGGAAATAGAAGATTTCGCAAAAACAACACATAAAGGATTACCAAAGATGAAAGAACAACTTAGAAAAATCGTAAGAGAGATAATGCGTGAACAATGTATTTCTGAAATTAACGAAGAATCAGTAAACGAAGCAGCTAGTAAGGAGGCAATGGGAATTGCTGCACTAACTGGGACAAGAGGTTCGGCTGTTGAAGAATTTATTAACAAACATGAATTGGATGGAGGTAAGTTATTCAGAAGTATTAAAAAGGCAAACCTAAGAGGTAGATTAAACTTTGTATCTGCATTAGCTGGTAAGGATGGTAACCCAAATCAAAAACTTACAATTAAACTTCATAAGAAGAATGAATCGGTAGTAAACGAAAGATATAGTGATTTTATAAAAGCTAAAAACCTTACCGATATCGTTGCATTATCTAAGAAAAAGAAAAACTCGGTATTCTATGTAACTGATGATAACAATTCTCGTATTGGTGCATTTTACTTAAAGAATGGTAAGTTTGCTAAAGCAACTTCTGCAAACCCTAACTATGATTTACAAAATAGTAAAACAAAATTGAAAGATAGAAGTGATGTAATCTACAAATATAAAGTAGATGAATCTATAATCAACGAAAGTCCATCATCCGAAGAATTAAGGATAGTAATGATGGCAGTTAGAAAGATTGCTAAATATCGTAATGTACCAATAGACCAATCAATTAATGATGTATTAAATGCAGTAGAACAATTGAAAAGGGATATCAAAAAAGGTAAGATTAAAAAATAAAAAGAAAAGGTGGTTTATCCACCTTTTTTTATGTCTTATAAAAAAACTAAAGAAAATACTACATTTTTTTTAGGTTTTCTCAATTTTTATATATTTATCTTTGTTAATAACCCATTCTTATGGGTTTATTGGTTCATGAATACTAACTTTTAATGTTTAGTGACCGAACGACCAATTTACAATATTCTACATTGGGGTTCCCAAATAACTTCAGAAATTTTTAAAAAATAATAGTAAAATGGCAAATTCAAAATTGTTAAAAGAAGCAATTGCTGATGCCAAAGCTGTAAGAGAAACTGCTATCGCTAACGCTAAAATCGCATTAGAAGAAGCTTTCGCTCCACGTTTACAATCTATCCTATCAAAGAAGCTAACTGCTGAAATGGAAGGTGAAGATGAAGAACCAATGGAAGAGGAAGTTGATTCAAGTGATATTGGTGATGGAGATAACAACGAACCGTCAGCTGAAGCAAGTGATGCTCACATCGAACTAGGTGCAGATTCTGAAAAAGAATCGGCTGAAGTAGGTGAAGAAGATGAAGCTGTTGATGTTGTATCTGAAGAAGAGGAATCTGATGAAGATAAGCATGAAATGGCAGAAGGTGAAGAAGAAGAATCTATTGAAGAATCTGAAGAAGAGGAAATCGAAGAATCTGAAGAAGAAGTTGAAGAAACTTATTCTGAAGGCGATGAGGAAGAATTGGAAGAAGAGGATGAATTAGATTTAGAAGCTATCATCAAAGAATTAGAAATGGGTATGGACGAAGAAGAAGAAATCGAAGAATCTGAAGAAGAAGAAATCGAAGAATCGGAAGAAGAAGAATCTATGGAAGAGGAATTGGATTCAGAAGAAGAAGAAGAAGTATCTGATATCGCATCTGATGAAATTGAAGCTCACGAAGATGAACACCACAATGAAGGTGAAGAATCTGAAGGAGAAGAAATTGAAGAAGGTGAAGATGATGATGAAATCGACTTAGAAGAAATCCTAAGAGAGATGGGATATGGAGATGATGAGAAAGAAGTAAACGAAGAGGAAGAAGAAGCTGTAGAAGAAAATGCTGAATTAAAGGCAGATTTAGAAGAAGCTTTGAAAACTGTTAAAACACTTCAATCTACTATCAACGAAGTAAACCTTCTTAATGCAAAATTATTGTACGCTAACAGATTATTCAGAGGTTATAACCTAACCAACGAACAAAAATCTAAAGTTGTAGAAAACTTAGACAGAACTAGTTCTGTTAGAGAGGTAAAATTGGTTTACGCAACGTTGGCAGAATCTATGAATTTCACTGGAACTCAGAAGAAAACTAAAAAAGTAGTATCGGAAGGTGCTTCTAAAGCAGTTTCTTCAACAGCTCCTAAGAAAGAGATTATTTCTGAAAACACAAACTTGATGGCTGAGAGATTTAAACAATTGGCTAACATAAAATAATTAATTAACAAACATTAAAAAAGGAAAATAAAAATGGCAAATTTTGATTTATCTAAACTAATGGAAGGAAAGAACCCACAGGCAGTAATGTTGTCTGAAACTCGTCAATTGAAGAGTAAGTGGGATGCAACTGGACTTCTAGAAGGTTTAAACGCAAAAGAGCAAGGCGCAATGGCCGTAATGCTCGAAAACCAAGCAAAACAATTGCTTGATGAGGCAACACAAACTGGTGTTGGCGCAAGTTCTGAAGAGTGGAGTGGTGTAGCTCTACCTTTAGTAAGAAGAATCTTTGGTGAGATTGCTTCTAAAGAATTCGTTAGTGTACAACCAATGAACTTACCTTCAGGTCTTGTATTCTATCTAGATTTTAAATATGGTACTGCTCAAGGTGGTAACCCTGCATTCTCTGGTCAATCACTTTTCGGTGGTACTGGTGCTGATGTTGGTTCTACTGATTCAGCTGTAAATGGTTTATATGGTGAAGGAAGATTCGGATATACTGCAAATGATGTAACTGCATCTACTGCTGTAGCTTCAGTAACATTTACTTCAGCTTCTTGGGCTGATGTAGGTTTTGATGGTGCTTTATCTGCTTCTATCGCTGATGGTGAGATTGCAAAAGCAACTTTCGCTAAACCAGCAACTGCTGATGTAGATGGTGTACGTTCTTTCAATATCGCTAACGCTGAAATTGCAGACAACTTAAACCAATTCCATAGTGTATCTGGTAACAACTTAGTAATGTTCGTATCAGCTTCTGCTGGTTTAGAAACTGCTAAAGCTGGAAACGTTGAGTTAACTTACTCAGTAGTTCCTGCAGATTACGCAAGAGGTGATTTCGAAGATGGTAAAAACGCTGGACAAGTAGCTGGTGCTGCTGGTACTGTTGGTACTTCTATCGATATTCCTGAAGTTGATTTAGAATTAAAGTCTGAAGCAATTGTTGCTAAGACTAGAAAACTAAAGGCTGTATGGACTCCTGAATTAGCGCAAGACCTTAACGCTTACCACAGTATTGATGCTGAGGCTGAATTAACTTCTATGTTATCTGATTACATCTCATTAGAGATTGATTTAGAAATCTTAGATATGTTAAAGTCTAACGCATTAACTACTGAATACTGGTCAGCTACAATCGGTGAGGAGTACAACTCTTCAACTGGTGCATGGTCTGAAGGTAACTCAGCTGTTGCATACCAAAAGAACACTTGGTTCCAAACTTTAGGTACTAAATTAAACAAAGTATCTAATAAGATTCACCAATTGACTTTAAGAGGTGGAGCTAACTTCGTAGTTGCTTCTCCTGATGTATGTACTATCTTAGAATCTATCCCTGGATTTACTGTATCAGCTGATAAAGATGCTTCATCTTTCGCTGCTGGTGTAACTACTGTTGGTGCGATTGCTAATAGATATACTGTGTACAAAAACCCTTACATGACTTCAAACGAAATCTTGTTAGGATTTAGAGGTTCAAACTTCCTAGAAACAGGAGCAGTTTACGCACCTTATGTACCATTAATCATGACTCCATTAGTGTATGACCCAACTAACTTCACTCCTAGGAGAGGTGTTATGACGAGATACGCTAAGAAAATGGTTAGACCAGAATATTACGGTCGTATCTTTGTTAAAGATTTAGCTTCTATCTAATAGAACGTTAAGTTAATAAAATTAGAGGGGTAGGAAACTATCCCTCTTTTTTATGCTTTGTAACTGTCTGATTATCAGACAGCTATGATAGTGAATACAAACACAAATCAATGAGTTATGTATAGATTCTATATTTAAAAAACCTATTCTTCTTTTTCTTTATATTTATAGATGAGTTAAACAATAGAGGAATCGTAAATGGCAGTAGAATACATATATCCGGGTTCATCATCCTTTGAAATAGGGCAAACACCATTTGGTACATTTGATAGTGATACAAACTTCCAATCAGATGCACCTAAAATAGCTAATTGGTGTGCAAAACGATTAGGATACCCAGTACAAAACGTTGAATTAGTAGATGAAAGTTTTTATTCATGCTTTGAAGAAGCTACTGCTGAATATGCGGCACAAGTAAACCAATTTAATATTAGAAACAACTTAGATGTACTTAAAGGAGTACCAACTGGTGGAAATTATTCACAAAAGTTAGTAGAAGGTTCGTTTCTACCAACATTGGTGGGTATTTCTGATGCATATGGAACTTTGGTAGGTGCTGGTGGTAATACTGATATAAAAAGTGGATATATTAATGTAGAAGCTGGTGTACAAAATTACGATTTAAATGTATTTGCTAGTTCATCTGAAGATGGTAATAGAATTGATGTAGTTAAAGTGTTTCATGAAGCAACTCCAGCTATCAATAGATTCTTTGACCCTTATTCAGTAAGTGGACAAGGTACTCTTAACTTAATAGATGAGTTTGGATTTGGTTCATTCTCCCCAGCAGCTCAATTTATATTGATGCCTGTTTATGAGGATATACTTAGAATTCAAGCAATTGAATTTAACGATGAAATTCGTAAATCAGCTCATTCATTTAACATAACAAATAATAAATTACAAATATTTCCAATACCAACAACTGATGGTAGAATGTTTTTTGAATATTTTGTAAGAAAAGAATTTGTAGAAAATTCTACAAGCATACAATCCGATGTAGTATCTGATTATTCAAATGTTGGATATGATTTTATTCCATATCAATTTATAAACGATGTGGGTAAGCAATGGATTAGAAAATACACACTTGCTCTTACCAAAGAATTATTAGGAGCAATCAGAGAAAAATATAGTTCAGTACCTATTCCTGGTTCAGAAATATCGTTAGATGGAGCAGCATTAAGAGCAGAAGCTCAAACTGAAAAAGATGCTTTGATTGAACAACTCAGAGAAAACTTAGAAGAGTTAAGTAGAAAAACACAATTTGAGATTAGAAATAATGAATCTAATTATCAACAAGAGATGTTAAGAAAAGTTCCACTATCGATTTATACCGGATAATAGAATATGCCAAGATTTGCACTAGATAGAGATATAAGATTCTTTGAAGGAATCTCAAGAGAGTTAGTAGATGCGGTTATTGAAACAACTGTTGTTCTATTCAAACTTGCTATTGAGGATATTTCAACAAACCTATATGGGGAATCACTAAATAAAACCTATTATCAAGGTACTCAATGTAGTGCCGTAATTGAAAGGGATGATAGTAGTATATCTTACGAAGGGTTTGGGCCTGATTCGGGACAAAACGTAGAATTTAGATTTAATAGATTTACATTAAAGGATAAAGAATTCTATCCAGAGATTGGAGATATCATAATGCACAACGATGCATACTTTGAAATTAACAATGTAAGAGAGGACCAATTAATTGGTGGACAGAGTGGGGAGAAATTCTCAATCATTGCATCAACATTTATGACTAGAAGAAGTTCTATTCAAACTGAAATGAGAGTTATCTAATGAATAAGAAAGAAACAAATAGAGCAAATCAAATTAGTATTTCTAAGGAATTCACCAATGGTGTTAAACTTATTGATATTGATACTACTATTGCTGAATATATGGTTGATTCTATTATTCCAAATGTGGAAGAAAATGGAAATCAAATTAAAGTTCCTTTATTATATGGTAATGCTGAACGTTGGAATAACGCAAGAACAAAAGGGTATCTAAGAGACCAAAGGGGTAAGATTCAATTACCTTTAGTAATGTTTAAGAGAAACTCCATCGATAGGCAAGATGGTATGGCTCAATTTAAAGATGTCAACACATTACCAGCTTATAGGAAATATTCTCAAAAAAATAGATATGAGAGATTTTCATTACAATCTGGAGCAAGTAGAGCTTTAGAACAATATGAAATTTCCGTACCCGATTATGTAACTGTAACATATGAGGTAATGATTTGGACATCCTTTACCGAACATATGAACAACATAGTTGAACAATTTCAGTATGCAACTGATAGGTATTGGGGAACCGAAAATGGTTTTAGATTTAGAACTAGAATTGATTCATTTGATAATCAACAGGAAGTTGGAGAGGGTTCAGAGAGAGTAATTAGAACATCATTTACAATGGTGACTAACGCTTATTTATTGCCTGAAACTTATGATGATAAGCCAACTGTTAAAAAATCATTTACTCCTAAGAAAGTTATGTGGGGTGTGGAAACTGATTTAACTGGTACTTCATTTACTAACCCTAACATATATAATGAATATCAATCGGTAATTGACTTTGTTGCAATTAGAAGTTCACAAAGAGCAGAATTTACTAATTCTACAACTGTTAAATTAACAAATGTAAGATTACCAATATTACCTGTTGAATTAATAGGTTCATTTGATACATTAAATTGGTTTAGAGTTTATATCAATTCAGAATTCAAACCAGCAACAACATATACATATTCTTTTAACGGAACTGATAACGAAATTATATTCACATTTAATAATACTTTAGGATTTGATTTAGATAGTGATGATGAAGTTGATATTGTTGGAAAATACGAACAACTATGAACATAAAGACTCTTAAAAATATAATGAAGGAGGTTAATCAACCTAAAGAATTTAATATGGAATATGTGAATTTAACACATGAATTATATTGGATTTATAAAGCTACTAATTGTAGGTTAAAAACATTAGATAGTAGGTTGGAATCTAAACGAAAAACTGATAGTAGATTTGATGTATTTGTAAATGGTGGTTATATTGCTCCTAGAGATTATAAATTTGAGCAAGTTGATAATGATTTTCATATAAAATTTATTAGAGATTTATTCCCATCTGTAATTGAAAATCCAAATGACCCTAATTTTGGTCAACCTTGGAGTTTTGAAGAAAGTGATGAAGTTAAAATTGAAGGTGATTTAGAAAATGTAATATAATGGCTAGAAAAAAACCAAATATTGATTTAGGTAATATTACCAAAAGAAGAGATAGAGAGTTCTTTAAAAACTTCGTATTGGAAGTTATTGAAGATACTTTTATTTTTGAAGTAGAACCAACTTCTATATCATTAGATGGTGATACTCAAACTTTGTTTACATTAGTATTAAATGGATATAGATTTGTTTATGAAGATTTAATCGTTTCAGATTCTAAAGATTACTTAGATGTATATTTATATGGAGTAAAGCAAATAGAAAATTACGATGTAACTTTTGATTCTACATCAATAACAATTACCTTTACGGAAAGTATAACAAGAGTTCCTACTGATGTAGTGAAATCTCATTTTGAAATAAAAGGTAAAATTACAGAAATAGTATAATGGCTAGATTAATACCACAAAAGCAGATTGAAGAAATTAATATTTTTAAAGAGAACATCTCTGTTAAAAAATCTGTCTTTATATCTGGTTCACTTTTAGTATCACAAAGTATAGATATTGGTAGTGATTTAAATACACCTCAAACAATAACAGGTTCGGTACAAATTACTGGTTCTTTAGAAATTGATGGACCATTATCATTTGCTAATGCAAATGATAGATTAGATGCAACCGCATCATTTGCGGATGAATCGGTTGATACACAAAGATTTGGTGGAATATTAGCAAAAGAATTTGGTGAAAGTGATGCTACCCTATATGTATCTTCTACTAATGGTAGTGATGATAATGATGGTAGAACACCTCAATTCCCATTAAGAACAATTAAGAAGGCTGCTAAGATAGCAACCGATGGAGACGATGGTAGATATGGTTTACCAACTGGTTCTTTATTTACTGGTTTTGCTATTAAGGTTGATACTGGTACATACTTAGAAGATAATCCAATTGAACTTCCAAAAAACACAACTGTTTGGGGAAGTGGTTTAAGGGTAACTAAGGTATTAGCTAAAAATGAAAACGAAGATTTATTTTGGGTAAATAGTGGTAACTACTTATCTGAAATGACTTTTGGAAATTTAAGAGTATTCCCATCAGTTGATGTATCTGAAAAAGGATTCGCTGTTGCATTTGCTCCTAACGCATTTATTACAACATCCCCATATGTTCAGAATTGTTCTATGATATCTAATCAAGAGAACTCATTCTTAGAAGCATATGAAGATATTCCTGCTGGTGGTGGTGGATTGAACGTTGATGGAAATAGAATACATCCTGATTCACCTCTTGCTTCAATGGTATTGGATGCATATACTCAGATTGCACCTAATGGTGTTGGATGTCAAGTTGTAGGTAGGGGATTTATTCAGTTAGTATCTTTCTTCACAAACTTCTCAGCATATTCGGTAAAAGTTGTAGATGGTGGACAAGCAGTACTTCTAAACTCAAACACATCGTTTGGTGATTTTGGTATGTATGCTAGTGGTTCTAGATTTATTACTGGTAGTGGTGGTAATGCTAACGCATTTTTTAACGTTCAAGATAATTACTCAATTATTATTGATACTATTAAAAACGGATTAACATCTATACCTGATTTAGTTCCAACTACATTCGAAGGACGAAGATTAACCGATTTAATTGATGTACCTCAATATTTTGTATCCGAAGATTCAACTACCGATGTAGCTGATAGAGTTAAATCTGATTTTAGATTAGTAAGTTCTATTGTTGAGGATGGCATTACAAATGTACCTAAACTACTTGCTAAAAGTGGTAAAGGTGGGTATGGTCCTGAATCATTATATAATATAAGTGGTGAAGCTCAATACACAAATGTATCAACAGCATCATCATCAGATGTATCTACTATTGATACAAACTTTGATATCACATTAGATATTATAGATAGAGGTAATGTAGCAACATCATCATATGTACAAATTGATAATGTTTCCGCATCTATAAAAACTACCGATACTGTACAATATAAAACATTCGCAGTACAATCTGATACTAATGACAAAATAAAAGAGAATTTTGATACTGTAATTAGTATCATAGAAAATGGTTTAACCTTTTCTCCGGATGTTAGTAGTAGTACTGAATTGGGTTATGTATTTACTGATACAATACCATATGAAACTGATGTAACATCTTCATTGAAAACAATTCAATCAGTAAGTTCATCATTTTCACTTGTATATGATATTTTAGCTAACGGAACTGGTTCACTTCCATCTACTATTTTTAGTAGTTCGATTGAAAATCCATCTGTTGATGTTCAAAACGCATATACATTATTAATTGAAAATATACCATTCATTCAAGATGAAACAATTGCATATTTAAGTTCTTCTTGGAGTGAACATCCATATAATCAAGAGACTTGTAAAAGAGATGTAGGTTTTATAATCTCATCATCAGCACATGATTTATTATTTGGTGGAAATGAAGAATCAATTCGTAGTGGAGTATTCTATTACCAATTCCCTTCAAACGCAACAACAACCGAAAAAGACCCAACATTAACTGGTGTTAAATATGCTAGTGAGTTGGCAATTAATATATTAGATGGTAAGGTGTTTTCAGAGGCTCCTAGTGACTTGGATAATGCATATGATGTTATATATCAAAACAAAGATTTTGTTAGAAATGAAACGATTGCATATCTTTCTTCATCTTGGAGTGAATTTGAGTATAACGAAGAAAAGTGTAAACGAGATATCGGATATATATTAGATGCGGTTGCAACTGATATTAATTATGGTGGAAATGAACGAAGTGTTATTGCTGGTGAATTTTATCATCAATACCCATCTTTAGCAATTGTAGATGATAGAACAACAGGTCAACTACAACAAACTTTAGATGGTATTAAGTATGCAAAACGTATTACTGAAAAATTAACCAACAATGAAACATTTGTAGCTCCATCTGGTTCTATAATTGCAGCTATTAACCTAATAAAAGAAAATCGTTCATTAATACAAAATGAAACGGTAACTTATATCGATACTGAGTATCCAAACTTTTCATATGATAGAGTTAAGTGTAAGAGGGATACTGGGTATATTATTGATAACATAGCAACTGATTTATTATATGGTGGTAATGAACGAAGTGAGTTAGCAGGATTATATTATTTCTTATATCCATCGATAGCTAATACTACTCAGTTAGAAGAAACATTAGAAGCTATTAGATATACTAAAGAGTTTACTAAAGCAATAGTTCAATCCATTGTATTGGAAACCCCACAAGTGATACTTAACGTTGATGGTAATATTAGAACAACTACATTTACACCAACAACAAGTTCTATATCTGCAACTGATTCTGAAGTTAAAATTGTTTCTCAATCATTTGGTGTAATCGAAGATATTATTAGATATGGTACTGATTCTGTAATTAGTTCTATTGCTGGTAATACTGATGAGTATATTTGGAACTTAGAAAATCCATTAAATGTTAGTGGTATTTCTCAAAAAGATTCTTTAGAAGTTGCAACATCTTCTACTACAAATTTAATAACATCAAGTTTTGATACTGTAATAAAAATAATTGAAAGTGGTAGTTCGATAGAAACTGAAGAAACTATTGGAACCGATTCTAAAGGTAATCCAATTTCAACAGTAGGAATTCCTAAAAATTCATACGGAGATAATTTAGTAAAAACTACAATTGGTACTACTATACCATCTGATATAACTTTAGTAAAAAATACTGAAGAAGGTATTAAGTTTGGTACTGATGTACAAATAACATCATCGATATCAACTGACTTAACAAGTGTAACTAAGATATCATCTTCATTTTCAACTGTATCTAATATTATAAAGTATGGTATTAGCGGTAGTTTGGATATAAGTGGTTTATCGGATGCATCTACTTACTTTGAAGTAGTATCATTATACGATGGTAGTTTTAGTATAAACAAAAAACAAACTCAAAAGTTTGATGATGTAGATGGTAAAATTTTAGGTGAGGATACTGGTTCCTTTGATGATAGTATTAAAGACCCAACTCTTACATTAAAAAGAGGAGATTTATATACATTCTCAATAAATTCATTAAATATTGTAAACGCAATATCAATTGAAACTCAGCCATTTATTATATCAACTAATAGAAGTACTGATACAAAATTCAGATACAATGAGGGTATCACTAATAATGGTTCAACTTTTGGTACAATAACATTTATAGTTCCATTTGATGCACCTGATAGATTATTCTATGTAAACGGAAATGATGTAAATGCTAGTGGTGTAATTAATATTGTAGATGAATTACCATTATCAGATACTCAACGATATGTTGAAGTACCATCAATTGGTTCAATTGAAGTGGTAACTAATAATTCAGAAGCAATTAAAGTATCTGATATAGAACAATATAACTTATCATACACTGCTTCTTTAATTGAATCAACTGAAATTAGTTCTTCATTTGCAACTACAATTGATATATTAAAAAATGGAGTAGATAATTTACCAACTATTGTTGAAAATACATCTGGTTCAATAAAAGTAACAAATACATCACAAATTACATCTTCAATAATACCATCCCAATATGAACTAAATAGTGTAAGTTCATCTTATGAAATTGTTATTGATGTTTTAGAAAATGGTATTGGTTATACACCAACTACCGCAACATACAATCCTGCTGATGGTGAATTCGTAATGACTATCCCAAATCACAATTATAGTGTTTCTGATAGTATTTACCTAAGACCGGAATCATTCACATTTACTTGTGATATGGATAATAACAAAACCGAACACAATTTACCATCAATTGGACAAATTGCTTATACTAATAAATTACCGATAACTTCGGTAACTGATAATACCATAAGTGTTAACGTTGGTAAATCCGGTCCAAATGTAGAATTTACACCAACCACTGCTTCGTATGACCCATCAACTGGTGATTTCGTAATGACTGTTGAAAGTCATAGTTTAAGTGTAGGTGAGGGAATTATAATGGATGTAGAATCATTCGCATTCACTTGTGATATGGATAATGACCAATCAGTTAAATCTTACCCTCGATTGGGTATAGACCCTTATGCTGGTCGTTCAATGAAGATTACTTCAATAACCGATACAACAATGACGGTTAATGTAGGAGCATCGGGTCCTAACAAATACTTTACTCCAACAAATGCTGATTACAACGCATTGACTGGAGATATGATTTTAACTGTTTCTGAATCATTTGGTTTAGGTGTTGGAAGAAGTGTAGTATTAGAAAATGAATCTATCGCATTTACTTGTGATATGGATGGTAACGCAACTACTCATTCTTACCCAAGAAGTGGTTCAGACCCTTATGCAGAACAATCAATAGTAATTACTTCAGTTGGTACAACATCACATACTGTAACCGATGCACCTTATAACGCATCAAATGGGGATGTTACTATAACAATCCCTAATCATAATTTTGATAATGGTGATTACATTAAACTTTCTGATAATTCACTAACATACACTTGTGTATTAGATGGTAATACAACTCAAAAGAGTTATCCAAGAACTGGAATAGATTATCCATCAGGTAGATGGTTAGAAATTTCTAATGTAACTACAAACACATTTGATATTAATATTGGTTCTTCTCCATATACAGCAGCTCATACTTTCGTATCAGCTACAACTGATGGATTAGAAAGACAAGATGGTACGTTTACAATTAATGTAGGTGATGCTGGGAGTGCTTCTGGTTCAATCCATACATTTGTATCATCTTCTAATGAAGCAGTAAAACATCTACCTCAATCAATTCATACATTTGTATCAGCATCGAATGGGGCAGTAAAACATTTACCTCAATCAAATCATACATTTGTTAGAACTACTGAAAATTCAGTAAGTAGTTTACCTAATGAAATTTCAAATGTAGAAAATACTATAAAGGTAACGGATGTATCTCAATACATTTCATCTTCGGTAAGTGGTACATTGGAAAATATTGAATTTATATCATCATCAGTATCTATTGTTTATGATATTGTAAAAAGTGGTATATCTGGTTCTTATACGGCTACTACATATAATACTGCTAGTGGAGCATCAACTGATGAATCAACAATAGCTGCATATGAAATTATTAGAAATAATATACCATTCATTCAGAGTGAAACTCTTGCTTATCTATCATCTTCTTGGAGTACTGCTTCATATGATGAAGATAAATGTGCTAGAGATATTGGTTTAATTATATCTGGTGCAGCTGAGGATTTAATATGGAACACAACATCAGCATCAGTAGTTAATGGTAAATTCTATTTAGAGTATCCATCTCAAGCTGAAACATCTCAATTAAATCAAACATTGGATGGTGTTGAGTATGCTAGCAAACTTACACAAAAATTAATTCAGAATATAGAATTTGTAAACGCTTCGTCTGAAGCAACTACAACCCATAACCTATTATTGGATAATAAATTACTTATCCAAAATGAAACTATTGAATACATTTCATCTTCTTGGAGTGATTTCAGTTATTCGGAAGGTTTATGTAGACGAGATATAGGACATATCGTAGATGCAGCAGCAACTGATGTATTATATGGTGGTAACGAAAGAGCAGTACAAGCGGCATCTTTCTATTATAGTAATCCATCATCTGCAACTGGTTCACAATTAAATCAAACTGTTGATGCTATTGATTATGCTAGAAGATTATCTAATGAAATAATACAAAGTAATGTATTATCGTTACCATCATTGCAAACACTTCAAGTTGCTGAATTGGTTACTCAAAATAGAAGTTTGATTCAAGAGGAAACAATTCAATTCCTTTCATCTTCTTGGAGTACATTTGAATATAATGAAGCTAAGTGTAGAAGAGATACTGGATATATCATAGATGCAGTTGTAACTGATTTCGTTTATGGTGGTAATGAAAGAAGTGTTAATGCAGGTGAGTTTTATTACTTATACCCATCAGATGCAACTGGTTCACAATTAACTCAGACTGTTGATGGTATCGAATACGCTCAACGATTAACAAATAAATTAATAAACAATATAACATTAGTAAGTGCTTCGATAGAAAGACAAACTGCTCATAGTTTATTATTCGATAACAAAAATTTAATCCAAAACGAAGTAATTTCATTTATGAGTTCTTCTTGGAGTGATTTTGAATATGATGATATTAAATGTAAACGAGATGTTGGTTATGTTATAGATGCAGTAGCAACTGATGTTCTATATGGTGGTAATCAACGAAGTGTAGTAGCTGGAGAATTCTACTATCTATACCCATCAGAAGCAACTACAACACAATCAGACCAAACAATAACAGGTATATTACATGCAGCTGGTTTAGCTAACAAAATTGTACAAAACACATTATTAGTTAATGCTAGTTCTGAAAAGATATCTGCTTATAATACTATATTAGATAATAAAAAATTAGTACAACATAACGTAACTGAATTTATAGACCAATTGTATCCATACTTTACTTATGATAGAGTTAAGTGTAGAAGAGATACTGGATATATTATAGATGCAGTAGCAACTGATTTATTATGGGGTGGTAATGAGAGAAGTATTGTAGCTGGTGATTACTATTATAGATACCCATCTCAAACAACTTCTTTAGAATTAACTGAAACAACTACTGCTATTGAATATGCTAAAGTATTAGTTAATAAGCTGATAACTAATATTCAATTAGGTGTTCCTTCAATAATATCTAATACAAATAATACTATTAAGTTTAATAATAATGAACAATATACTGGTTCACTTTCAATTAGTGGAAGTAATATAACTGAAATTAGTTCTTCATTTGAAATGGTTGGTGGTATTATAAATGATGGTATAAAAACATTTACACCAACATCAGCAACATATAATCCTGCTGATGGTGAGTTTGTAATGACTATTCCAAATCATACATTAACTACATCAAATGGTTTATATTTAAAACCTGAATCATTCGTATTCACTTGTGATATGGATGGAAATAGAAGTGAACACAAATTACCAGCAGCTGGGCAACCTGCTTACAATAGTAGATTAGGTATCCAATCAGTAACATCGGATACTATAAGTGTAAACGTTGGTAAATCAGGTCCTAATATAAACTTTAATCCAACTACTGCTGCGTATGACCCTGCAACTGGAGATTTCGTTGTAAATGTTGGAGCTCATAGTTTAAGTGTGGGTGAGGGTATTGTTATGGAACCTGAATCATTTGCTTTCACTTGTGATATGGATAATAATGATTCTACTAAATCTTATCCTAGAGTAGGTATTGACCCATTTGCAGTTCGTTCTATTCCAATTACTTCTGTAACTGATACTACGTTAACATTTAATGTAGGAGCATCGGGTCCAAACAAATACTTTACACCAACTGATGCTAATTACAATGGATTAACTGGTGATATGGTTGTAACTGTTGGACAGCATGGATTGGGAGTTGGAAGAAGTGTAGTATTAGAAAATACCTCATTAGCATTTACTTGTGATATGGATGGTAATAGTACAACACACTCATACCCAAGATTAGGTTCAGACCCTTATGCTGGAAAATCTATTCCAATTACTTCAGTTGGAACAACACAACATACGGTATCATTCTCAACATACATACCATCAAGTGGATTAGTTAGTTTAACAATTACTGGGCATGGATTTAGTAATGGGGATTATATTAAACTATCTGATAATTCATTAACATTTAGTTGTTTATTGGATGGAAATATTGTAGGTAAATCATATCCAAGAGCTGGTGTAGATTACCCATCTGGAAGATGGTTAGAAATATCAAATGTAACTACTGATACTTTTGAAATTAATATTGGTACATCATCATATGATACACCACATACATTCGTATCGGCTGTATCAAATGGTTTAGAAAGACAAACTGGAACATTTACAATTAATGTGGGTGATGCTGGTAGTGCATCTGGTTCGATACATACATTTGTATCATCATCAACTGATGCTATTAAGCATGAACCTCAATCATTACACACATTTGTATCCGCATCAAATGGAGCATTAAAACACTTACCACAATCAAATCATACGTTCAAAAGAACTGATGGAAATTCGGTAAGTACGTTACCATATGAAGTTAGAAATATAGATTCTTTAACTAAGGTAACAAATGCAACTCAAATTACATTAGATACATCAGCAAGTGAAACTGAGGTAGGAATTATATCAGCAAGTATTAATATGATAAATGATATTATCAGATTAGGTTCTGAAAATATTCCATTTTCTATTGCTAAGAATTTCCAAACATCTGAATTAGATACTCCTCAGAATTTAACAACATCTACTTATGTAACTGCAAGTGGTACATATACTATCGATGATGAATTACAAATTGTAACTGATTCATTTACACAAATAAATGATATAATAACAAATGGTACAGGTTCATTACCAACATTAGTAAGTAATGTTAATTCAAATATTAAAGTAACATCTACTAATCAATACACATCTTCAATTACTGGTTCATCTATTGAAACTTCAATAGTAAACGAAAGAGCTGGTTTAATTGAAAATATAGTAACTAATGGAGTGGGTGTAATACCAACTATTATTGATAATAATGTAAACATTGATAACTTAATAAAAGTTGGAAATGTGGAACAATATGTATCAGCTAGTGGAGCAGATAAGATACAATCAAAAATATTATCATCATCATTTGGATTAGTTATAAATGGTTTAACAAACGGAACAGGTTCATTACCAACTATTAGTGATTACACTACAAATGTGGATGCACCTAAGACTGTATTAGCTTACAACTTAGTAAAAGAAAATATTGATTTTATCAAAGAAGAAACTATATTATTTATGAGTTCTTCTTGGAGTACGTTTGTATATGATGAAGAAAAGTGTAGAAGAGATGTTGGTTTAATTGTTAGTGGAGCAGTTGAAGATTTAATTTGGAATTCAAATTCAGCATCAGTTGTAAATACTAAGTTCTATTATGAATACCCATCGGATGCAACTGGTTCACAATTAGAACAAACTGTAACTGCTATTAAATACGCTGGTAACTTAGTACAAAACATTGTAAGAAATTATGAATATACAACTGCATCTGCTGAGGTATCTTCATCTTATAACTTATTGATAGAAAATAGAGAATTTATACAAAACGAAACAATAGAATTCGTATCATCTTCTTGGAGTGATTTTGAATACCCAGAATTAACTTGTAAACGAGATGTTGGGTATATCATTGATGCTGTTGCAACTGATTTATTATATGGTGGTACTGAAAGAAGTTCTATCGCCGGAAGATACTACTATGATTATCCATCTGCAGCAATCGTAGGTGGTGTACCATCTGTATCACAACAAAAAGACCCAACCGTAACTGCTATAAATTATGTAAAAGGGTTGGTAACCGAATTAGTAGATGGTAGTGTATTTATTACACAATCAAATGAAGTTGATTATGTATATGATTCGATTAGGTTAAATAGAGAATTTATCCAATCCGAAACTGTTGCATTTGTAAACGCTAAATATCCAAACTTACAATACAATGAAGTTAGTTGTAGTAGAGATACTGGATTCATAGTAGATGCAGTTGCAACTGATTTAAGATATGGTGGTAACCAAAGAGCATTAACTGCTGGGGAATTCTATTATAGATTCCCATCTAAAGCAACTAATGTTCAATTAGGTGAAACTATCGATGCAATTGTTTACGCATCTGATTTAGTTGAAGAAATTGTATTAAAAAATACATTAACAATACCAACATTAACTGAAAATGTTGAAAATAATATAAAAGTAACTCCAGCAAATCAAACATTAGGAACTGGAACAACTGAGGTATCGGTATTAAACGCTATAAGTTCATCATTTGGAATTGTTATGGGAATCGTTCAAGATGGAACTGGTTCTTTACCAACAACTTCTGAATATACGGCATCAATTAATGATTCTGATACATTAGAAGCATATTCATTATTAAAATCGAATATACCATTTATACAATCTGAAACAATAGCATATATATCTTCGTCTTGGAACGGATTTGATTATAATGAAGCTAGTTGTAGTAGAGATGTAGGACATATTGTAAGTGGTGCTGCTGAAGATTTATTATTTGGTTCAATATCATCATCGGTATTTAATGGTAAGTTCTACTATGATTTCCCATCGCAAGCACAAGGTTCACAATTGAACCAAACACTTGATGGAATTAGATATGCTGGTAGATTAGCTAATAAAATTGTACAAAGTGTAACTTTAAATTATCCATCTAATGAAGCTTCTTCATCTTGGGAATTATTAAGAAGTAATAGAGAATTCATTCAATCAGAATCAATTGCTTACATATCTTCATCTTGGAGTACATTCGGATACAATGAGGAAACTTGTAAAAGAGATGTAGGTCATATTATAGATGCTGTTTCTACTGATATTATTTATGGTGGAAATGAAAGAAGTGTAAATGCTGGAGATTTCTATTATAGATATCCATCAAACGCTACTACATCAGAATTAGAACCTACAACAACTGGTATAGAATATGCTGGTGATTTGGCAGAGAAGATAATTGTAAATGAAATACTAACTTCACCTTCAGTTGAAAGGATAGCTGGTAACAAAACTATATTAGAAAATAGAGAGTTTATACAAACTGAAGTAATTTCATACATATCCTCTTCTTGGAGTGGGTTTGAATATAACGAAGCTAGTTGTAGTAGAGATACTGGATATATAATAGATGCAGTTGTAACTGACTTCTTATATGGTGGAAATGAAAGAAGTAGAACCGCTGGTGAATTCTATTACAAATACCCATCTTCAGCAACTGTTGCTGGAGTAGAATCTCCAACTGTGGATGCACAATTATACCCAACATTAGATGGTATTAAGTATGCAAGTGGGATTTCACAAAAATTAATTCAGAACACACAATTTGTAACAGCTTCAAATGAAGTATCATCATCTTGGAACTTATTAAGAGATAATAAAGAATTTATTCAAAATGAAGTAATTGCTTATGTATCTTCTTCTTGGAGTGGTGTTTATTATAACGAAGATAAGTGTAAAAGAGATGTTGGATATCTAATAGATGCAGCAGCAACTGATTTATATTATGGTGGAAATGAAAGAAGTGTAAATGCTGGTTCATTCTACTACCTATTCCCATCATCGGCAACCGAAAAGGGAGTTCCTTCAACAACGGCTCAGTTAGACCCAACTGTTGATGGAATTAGATATGCTGGTAAGTTATCAACTAAAGTAATTAAAAACGAAACATTTGTACAACCATCTTCATCGGTATTAGTTGGAGCTGATTTGTTAATTGGAAACAAAGAATTTATCCAAAAAGAAACAATCGCATTCCTAAGTTCATCTTGGAGTGAGTTTGAATATAATGAAGCAAGTTGTAGTAGAGATTTAGGATACATTATAGATGCAGTTAGAACTGATTTAGTTTATGGTGGAAATGAAAGAAGTGTGCAAGCCGGAACTTTCTACTACTACATTCCTTCAGTAGCAACAACGGAACAAAAACCACAAACAACTGATGGTATTGA